AAATGTCTATGAATGACTTGTATTCTTTTGGTAATTCGAGGAATGTTGTTTGGGTTTGATCAGATTCGAAATACGTTGATTTAACGTGTTTACTTAATTCACTCATATATTCCGGTGAAACGTTAATTCGCTTAAATAAACTACGCACTGTTTGACCCTTAACACCACATGCCCAACATGCCCATCTGTGTTTTCCTTCGGAGTTTTCTAGTAATTGTATTTCTAATTTAGGTTTGGGGTGATGACATAACGGACAGTGGTATGCAATGTTACCGCGTGATGTGCGTTTACCTTGTCCTAGTACCGAATTTACCAAATTAACTAATAACTCATTTACCATAATTGTGAATATACCAATTATAGATGACTAAACAAAGTCTTTTGAGTAAAACTTGGCAAGAATATTAGTGTTTAGCCATTCGCTGGATTCTAATACACCATATATAAATTGGTATTTGGTTTCGTAGTATGTGAGGAGTTTTTTGTTTGGTACGAGATGAATTATTTCGCGTGTGAATTCGTCGTGTTGTTTGTTTTTGATTGCAAGTTTGATGGAATCTGCGGAACCATAATATGTTTTCCAATCGGATTCTTTGATTACCTGTTTGGTGGTTTTAACACGGCCTCGAGTTACAGGTTGTTCGGCTAGTTCCTTTTTTCCAAGTTTTTTGTTAGTTGTATGATATAGGGATTTTTTACCTAAATAACGTTTACCTGTTGGGGTATGGGTGGTGATATAGATAAACCCAAATGTATTATCGGGTATATCGTCTATTGATTGAATGGGAGCATTGTTGTATAACCACATATAAATGTTTAATTATACATATTAAAACATATCTAAATTGATGATTATGTTTGTATCCGTTATGCTAGAAACAGGTAATGGTTGAGATAATTTAGCTACGGCTAATAGTTCTTTATTATTATTATATAAACCAACTGTGGTAATATATGGATTAAAATATGAACCCGTGGCAAAGTCTGAAACTATACCACTGTTTGAGCTACCTGAAATTAATGATGGGTTTTGAGAAAATGTAAATTCGTTTTGGCGAATGGTACATTTATATTGGGTTTCATATAATGTAATATGACTTTGGAATGAGCATGTTACATTATCTAATAGGTAATCTGTTATGAGTGGGGTGGTTGGTGAACCATAGCTAGATGTCCCATATATTCCCACACCATAATCTCCACTGGTTGTTGGTGTGTCTTGGGTTAGTATTATTATACCATGCTCATATATAATATCACCCATTTTATTAATACCATACATAATATTTCCATTACCATCATCATGTATAGAACCATTCATTCCGGTTAATGTAAATGTATTAGGTTCAATATATTCCCCAAACATGTTGGATGGAATTGAAATTATTACTATTTCGTCATTTACATCTTGTGGGAAATAACGTTCAGCGGGTAGAGTAGAACCTAAATAATTATAGTAACTTGGTGTATATGACTCTCCAGTTATTGTTCCATCAGTGTTAAACGATGCTGTAGATAGTGGGGAACCATTAATTCCATTTAAATAATTTGAATAGTATAGTTCTTGTATAGAACGATATAACAGATATTGGTCTTGTTGGTTGATGTTCCCAGTTTGGTTAGAACCAGATATCCATAATGATGAGGTGATATTCTTGCCAAGATAACGATCTATACCGGCATTATATAATGCTGTATCCCCACTGAAGGTAAAGGTTTTGTTTACTTCAAATGGGGATACTACAACATCAGATGTTACGAATGGTTTAAATACACTCATATAAAATTAAAAATCTAACTTAACTCTCAAAAGGGCCTCTTTCGTGAAGTCTTTTAATAATGGTTTTGATAATTTAGCTACAGCTACTAATTCATTTGAATCGTTATACATACCTACAGTAGTAATATATACTTGTGGATGATTGATAAAATTATTGTAGATAACTTCTCCAGTTGAACCTGAAATGAAACTGGAATTTTCTGAGTAGTTGAATTCGCTATTTCTTGCTCTAATGAATACATAATCTGAAGTGATTGTTTCTTCGGAGTTTAATGAGAATGAAGAACCATTTTTAATAGCATTAAATAGTAATTGGTTGTTGTTTCCCTCTGAGTTTGATGAGCGATTTGGTTTGATTGATATTCCAAACTCTTCTACCAGTGCATGTGGGTTAAGTAAAATTGTTCCTAGATCCGGAAATACCAACCCATATGAACCCTTTGAAGTAGAATAACCACCATTATTATCCCATGATGACCCATTAGAACCAGATATTAACTGGTATACTCGAGTAGAGCCCAAATAGGTATTTACTAGTGTTTCTTGGGAGTTGTCTGTGAATTGTCTAGTATCACTTCCATCAGTTAATTGTAAATTCAATGAGCCAGGGAATAAAGATTCTTTATAACATGCTCTTTCTATGGAAAGTGCCCAAAAATGGTCACTTGAAGTAATGTTGGTACCAACACCAAATGTAAATTGTGCTGTTTCGTCTTCCAATATCATTGAACGATATTGACCATACATTGTTTTAGATGGTGAACTACCTGATACAATATTATTAAACCATGCACTACCACTACCAAGAGCATCACAATATGTTATATCAAATTGCACCGAGGAGGTTGCAGGAGTATCATATACACTTAAATAGTACTCTCCAGCAGCTGATGCTTTTTGGATAGATGATGTATAGAATGATGTTAATTTTGGGTTACCATTTGACCACAATGTAGAAGTGATCGAATCGCTACTTACAACGAAATCTTCAGGGTCAAGTCTTTTAAATGCCATGTTTATGCTGTTTTATTAATTGTAATTGGTATAGTTACACGAGCACCACTATCTAAACCTACAACAGTTAATGTACCTGCTAATTGTGTATTTGAGCCAAATAATGTGTTAACAGTTGTTGCTCGTAAATTGATTTGAGTACCTATTACAGTTTTAGATACATTTGTACCCAATGTTACTGTTGCAGATGAATTTACTGCATTGGCTGCATCCGTGTTGATACCAACTCCACTATATGTATTCATTAATCTCACGTCTGAAATTGTAGCTGAGTAGCCACTAGTTTCGTAAATTTGATTATTGCCTAAATAGTTTAATGTTTGTGGTGTAATTGATAGAGCAGAACCTTGTTGAAGTGCTATTGAAGCATACCCCAAATCCAGTACTGGCATTTTAGCTGTTCCACGAGGTAGTGTAGCTAATTTGTATTTCATGATTTGGGTTTCAATTGGAAATGCTTCAAGTAATGGCATGTTTTCAATTGCTTCACCGTAAAATGCAGAACCGGAAGGGTGAGTTGGATTGTATAAGGTGTAGTCGATTTCGTCATCAGCTAAAGCAAATTGAGTGATGCGAAATGAACCATCGTTCTTCGCCATCAATTCCCTACCTTTTTTGGTAAGTATCGCGTCGACAGTTATCGATGAATTTGATAAATAACCCATGTGTGTTAATATAATTTAATTGTTTGTATAAAATTCCATATAATATATGAATAAATATCATTAGAGCAAACCTTTCTGTGTAAGATCGACAATAAATGCGTCAATGTCTTTATCTAATTCGGGAACCACAAATTCAGGTTTAATAATATATGGTGATGATGAATTATTTGGTCGGAAACCCTTAACAATAATTTGACTAGCATCATCCACATATCGGGTTAGGGAGTAGTGGTTAATGTTAATTCCAGTTAGATCGACATCTGGAGCAAAGTTTATTATCAATATTGGGGTTGGTGGGAAGCCAGGGATGTCTATTCGTTCTGTTGAATCTACAATATATGCCTTTTCTTGGTCTCCTTCAAACCTAAATACATCTCCACGTTTAACACCCCATTCTGTTAATATGGGGTTGAACCCTGAATTTTCTATATCTTTCATATACCAGGTTGGGTTGATGAGATTGGTATCATATGCATTCACCATAAATGATTGAGTTGTGAACATTGAGCATGTTTGATAACCCATTATATTAGGGTAGGCATGTTGCCATATATTTGGAGGAATGATAGTAACAGGTTGGGATCCTGGAGATGGGTATTGGTTGATTAATAAAGTGGCCCCATTTATTCTATAGTCAGGGGGATTGAGGGGGTATAGGTCTGGGTATCTGAAGTATTGGATGACTAAATTGGATCCTATCAATGAATTTAGAGATGATAATGGGATTTCGTAATGAATGTAAAGGGTTTGTTGACCTACATCTGTTGTGAAATTATTGTAAAATTGTTGGGCGAGTGTGTTATTATTATTCTGATTTATTAATCTCACATACATCCCTCCCTGTGTGATATCCCCCCCAGTATTAATCCTTAATATACCTATGGATGCTGTAACCTGTAATATAATATCATCATCTGAGGCCCCCTGAGGTACTGTATATGCTGGGGTTAATGGAGGGGACCAGGTATAAGATGGGGGGTAGTAATTACCATCTAGGGAGAGGTTGGTGTACATATTAGCTGTAAATTTGTAATCACCAACATTTGGTTTAAACGCATCATATAATTCAATGGTATTATACCATTGTGGGGGTTGAGAACCTGATTGATTATATAATATAGGTTCAATTCGAGTAGCACCACGAATCACTTCTCTATATGATTTGTTATTGTCTGAACCTATTGCTGTTGTTTGGTCTCCACTTTCATTACGAGAACTGACGTATACACGCTCCCCAGTTATAAATGTACCTTGAACGTTTTGAAGTGAGTTTGGAGTTGAGTTAGGTATACTTACAGTTCCATCAGCATTAATTAAATATTTAATATGAATCCAAGACGCATCCATATATTCTGGTACCCATCCGGCCATACCATCACAATATGCTACAGATGTTTTTAAATGATCTATTGATGGTGTTTTACCTAAAGTACCTTCATTGTATGGGCTATCAGTCCATTCATTAGTACGTTCTGAAGTGTTTTTAACGCCGTTATATCTTGGATTTTTATGGCGTAATGTTGAATAGTTTGAATCTTGTACAGGTGCTTTATATGCTATACTTCCAGTAATTAAATCAAAATTTATTGGGGTCTGTGTTCCTCCGGAATAGTCTACATCTTCGAATGTAATACTTAACCTAGCATCATCTATATTATTTAATAATGGGTTAAATTCACTATTTGCGAATGATGAAATGTCTCCTCCAGGGAATGGGGTTGATAATGATTGTGTAGTTACCACTATGTGGTTCCCAGGTAATTCACCATTGTAAAATTCAGATTGATCAACATATATTTTGTTAACCGAACCGGATAATGTTTGTACAACTTCAGTTCTGGATTGGGACGGGTATAGGGTTTGGTTTATTACTCCACCAGTACCTGCATTTACATCGTATATTTTATTTTCGTTGTAATTATCCCACTGTGGTTTAACACTACCCGATATTTCAATGTTAGTATGTGTTAGTTGTGGTTGGGGATATCGATTACGTTCAAGTAAATGTTGTTTAACCACAATACCGGATGCTAAACTAGTGCGGGCAGGGACAAAATCACGAATCATTTTGAATAATGAATTGTCAAAAAATTTGATCAATCGTATAAAATCGCCTAACTTGTAGTTGCTTAAATATTTGGTAAAATATTCGTTACGAAGTGTATCTAAATCAGGATATGATTGCAATGATGATGATCTAAATGATGGGTCACCTATATACTCACCTATGTTAAAGTATCCCAATTGGGAAATTATATCATCGTTTAATTCGTTTTGTGGGGAAAATGCTACCTCCAAATAATTGATATTTGGTGTGTAGCTAGAACTAGCGTTGGATTGTTGCGTTAAAGACATAAATGGTGATAACGTATCACCAGATGGAAGTACGTTATTTTCCACGCGTATTTTATCAGATATCGCGTTTTTAATACCCACCACAGGTTGGTTAAAATAGAAATATTCTGTGTTTGGTACAAAATGTGGTGTTACATCAAAATAAAATTCACTATGATTAGCAAATGAATGAGTTGTTTCCCACCCACCTATAACTTTAGGATGAATAGAAGATGTTAACATATATAATTCACCACCAACAGGGGCTCTAAATGCCAATGTTTCTGGTGATTCGTTTAATGTGTTGCCCTCTATTGAATATGGGTTCATGGTGTAATTGTCAACCGCTTCATTGCTTACCACATTTGAATAGTATCTGATTTCTTGATATGAACCTGAAAATGGTGAATAAGTACCAGCTAATGCACCTGTACCATCATAAATTCCAACATCGTAATGTATAATATCATATCCCGTAGGGTCAGCAACAGTAAATGCTGCCGGGAAATAGGATATGTCGGATAGTGTCCAGTTATGACCTGCGGTTGTTGTAGTTGATGTTGAGGAAAAACCAATAGTGTCTGAATTATTTCCACCACCCAATAATTTATTTTGGGCATGTAATGTGAAATTATCACCATCACGAGTAACCATAACAGACCACCATTCACCATCGAAAAATGGTAAAGTAACATTTGCTGTAGAAGTATTGTTATATGTGTCTGGGTATAGGGTTAATGTTGCATATTGGTATTGTGGGTCTATTATTGAACCATTATATGATTCTGTAGCATATGCTGTTCCATTATATGTTAAAGTAAGGGCTGATCCTCCATCTCCATACCACACACTTTGGGAATATGGAATATTATTATGTGGAAGGCCTTCGGTTTTAAAACGAAACATAAGTGTGGATGGAACGTTGTCTTCTGAATTCCAATCACTATTTAAATCCCAAGATGATGATATGAAGTTACTACCACTAGTTGAGAATGCATAGTTGAATTCGTTTTGCCATTGATCCCAGTCGTTTGTATTTACTTTATCTTTAT